GTCTGCTACTGCACTTCAATCATATCTAATTTCTAGGTCAGTATTAGTTGCATAAGCCGCACTATTGTAATCTAAAGATGAATATACTTTATCTACTGCAATTGCATAACCTGCTCAAGGAGCTGTTATTAATTGGATAGGTGTTGTATTCAAAGCTAGAATTTGTGTTGTTGTTAATGTTACTTCTACTTCTCTAGTTTCTGATGAGTAAAAGATTTCTTCAAAGTCGCTATCTTGATTGATTATAGCTCTACCTTTATCGTCTGATACAGATACTATTTGTCAAGCCAATACAGTAACTGAACCTGTTGTGTTATCTAATTCTACTCATGTTTTAGAACTAGCTGATGTGTTTTTTATTAACATAATTATAATATTTTAAAGTTTAAAAAAGTTTTTTAATTAATATCAAGTATTATTGTCATTTATTAATAGTATTTCAACCTGCATAGATGTAGCATTGTCATATTGTCCGCTATATCAAAGTGTTTGTTTAACTATATCGTTATTAGAATCTGTTTTAGTCCACTCTTTAAATCATACTTTAGAGAAGTCACATAATATTGATGGGAATATTTGTAATGCAACTAATGCTGTAGCTTCATCATTTATAATCTCAAACCTACAAGCCTTTTTATCACTATCAATTACATAATTTCTTAATACCTCATCTGTATATAGTGCTTCAAAATCTCATTCTGTTGTGAACTGTTGATTATGTAAACTATCAATATCTTGAGAACCAAAACATTGTATATCTGTAAGATTTTTATTAATATTTAGTTTGAAGTTCTGCATACAACTTGCTGTTGCTGCATTTAATGCTGCTTCATTTGTAGCAAAATATACATTTGCCATACTAGCCAAGAAAGGATTTTCGTCACTATAAGCTGGAGATAATGAACCACCTGCTTCCATTTTTTGACCTCGGAACTCTGCTGTAAATTTAACATAATCTCCTACTTCTGCTGATAATTCAAAAGTATTTATCATAGAATAAGTAGATTTAACTGCTGCTACTGGGTCATCATCATATAATGTAAATGATTGATGGGCATTTGTGTTTGCTCTTTCAAAGAAATGTCCTTTTGCTGCTGCTGTTGCTGTAACTCCTGCTGTAGAAGTCCAAGTTCAATCAGTTAAAGTTTGTGCATCTGCTAATGTTCCAGTTGTAGTACTTATCCAGTAGTAAGTTGTTGGTGTAGCTCACATCGAAGTAATCTTTTTAATTTCTCCTGTAAATGTACTTCAAGTAATAGTTTCACTACCTGCGAATGTTTCTGCATTATAAGCACTTTCTATTTCTATAGATGTTAATGCTACTACATTTGATACTACAAATGTTCAGTTATAGTTTGTAGTTCCTGCTATAGTTACAGTATCTCAATCTTGATATATATGATTAGTTATAGGTATTTCCACTTTGTTTGGACTACCTGCCTTATCTACTGCCGCCGCATTATCTAATGTTGTTGCTGTAGTTACATATACACTATCACTTCTTGCAGGTGTTCATCAAGAAGGAGCTGGCAATGTTACACACGCAACTTCTGTAGAAGTTCATAATGCTCATAGTAATAAATATCATAAGAAATCGTCTCTTGCTATTCCTCATAATGTTATCTTTGAAAAGTTTTTTGTTGTCTGTGTATCATATACCTCATCTATCACACCATATCCACTATCATCAACTGCTTCTTCAAATTCAGGATTTAATACTCAAGATGTTTTTGGTACTCGTACATCAGCTGCAACACTTGTTCAAGCAACAGTTTCTTTTCATAAACCAATCGCCGATTTTCTTGCTATAAACGCATCTGTCATTTTCTAAATAATTTATAATATAAAGTTTAAATTGCTTTGTTTTTGAATCCTGTCATTGCTTTAATCTTTTTTTCTGCTTCCTTTAAAGATTTAGCCATAACACTTTTACCTTGTTTTGGGAATCAATATCTCTTTAATCCTGATTCTTCAACAATTACTTTTTCTTTTTTTAACTCTTTCTTGTTGTTTACTATAGTTTCATCTATAGTTTCTTTACACTTTTTAGGTTTACTCATTTTAAGATTATATTAGTAATAAAATTTAGTTCTCAATAGCTACAAATTTACATTCCACTTCAAATATTCTCATAGGCTCTTGTGTATCTGTAAAACCCCACACATAAGTATATTCGAGTTTGACCGTATATCCACTATCATTAGTCCAAGTAATAGTTCCAATATCTTTTAATCTACTTAACATCATATCGGCTACTATCCTCATATTATTCTCTACTGCTGCAATTCAATCTTGCATTCTATCGACTAATCTTACAGTAAAGTTTATTGTTGTTTGATATGAACAACTATCTAAATAGTTTTCATCTCCATTGCTTGGAGTAATGATAATCGCAGGCAAACTTATCCCATCTTCTACCTTAATATCGTGATTATAAACCGCTCACACTTTAGCGTCTGTATTTTTTACTTTTAACATCTCTACGTTTATTGCGTCTCATATCTCTTTAAATGAGTAACTCATTTTCAACAATTTATATTATAAATATTTCCATATATATCATCAGCATGTCTTTTGCCCTCAAGTACAAGCTTCTGAAATATTTTTTAATTCCATACCATTCTATCTAAACTTTTAATATTTCCATTGTTAGATACTTTATACAATCATTCATATCATTTTATATCCTTTCGTATCGTTGTCATTATTTCAATTTAACATCTAAAGCCTTTTTTATTATATCTTGTATTTTCATTTTATTCTCTGTATATGCTCTCTTTAAGTAAAACTTTCTATCAGGATTCTTAAAGTTTTCAAATTCTCTACGCCTTGCATAAGCAACTGGACTTCATACTACTGCCATTCACTGCTTTATTCTACTAAAGTCTGTTGATATACTTCTTCTCAATGTACCTTTATCAAATGGAGAGTTTAATTTAGCTTGATTCTGCACCATCAATCATATATTTGTTAATGCCATTTCTATAGCATTATTTACATTGACTGGGAACGCCTCAATTTTCTTTACATCTCAAGTCCATTTTATAGTCATCTTATGTTCATTCAGATTTTTGGATAAAAGCCTTACAATATTTACTATGCGAACCATCTCGACTTTGAAACTCTTTAACAACATATGTTATAGTATCTATCACTAATTTATCTCACACCTTTAAAGATGTATAGTCAGTATATAACTTCCTCATCTTGTATACTATCTCTCAAGTGAATCCATCATTTACCGATACTGGCTGGATATTACACTCAAAACTATCTCCTACAGTATAAGTTGATACCATATTAGCATTTCTTGCGTATGTATACACTACTGCTGTCTTATTGTGTAATAGGCTCATCTTTTTATGGCAGAGTAAAAGTTTTGTATTTATCTAATATAACTTTGAATGAGAAATATAAGTCATCAGCACTTGTTCAATTAATATCTTTGAATGTTATGCTTTCATCTCATAATTTATATTGTTTAATTCATTCGTTTCATTTAGTATTATATAAACCACTTGTCAGCATCATTTGTAATAATGCTATATCATTTGGTAGCTCGTCATTAGGTCATGGAACTGCAATACTTGTACATGTTTCTGTTCAAGCAAAAGTTTCTGCATTATATGTTGCAGTAATATTAAATGTATCGGTAGCTACTGCGACTATAGTATAAGTACCATTATAATTTGTACTTCAAGCTATAGTAACAACTTCATCTTCACTATATCCGTTTGCTGTCAAAGGAATAGTAACTATTCAACCAGTTGCATCTACTGCTGCTGCATTATCTAATAGTTTTACGTTATCCCTATCATAACCGCTTACATAAACAATATCAAAGTAATCCCATACAAGAGTGGTTATATATTCCTGTAGGTCTTTTATAACCGCCTTTCTGTCATATACTATAAGGTAGTCTGTGCCTTTAACTCATGTATAAGTCGTTCAGTTTATTGATGTAAGAGAACTTACAGGTTTATTTTTAAGAAAAACATTATACCCATAATATCAAACATTATGGTATATCTTTCTTACATCTACTGTATCGGTATTTGACGCTTCATTCATTGTATCAACACCAAATAGATTATTTAATACTACATAAGATGAATCGAGCAATGCTTGTAATATTGTATCGCTAGATGTTCAGCTTATTCATAGATAGCTTTTGAGTTGTGCTAGTGTTGCGTAATTCATATCCTAAGTTATATTACTAAATTATTTTGCTTCCATAACTTCTGCAATTTTCTTTTTCATTCGTACAATATCATTCTTTTTATTATTTGGAACTGTATCAACTCATAATTCTTTTTTGTAAGTTTCTCTTACCGCATCTTTCATTTGTTCTTCTGCTGATATTTCTTTTCATTCAGGTATTACGTCTCATTTTTCATCTTCTTTTACAACAACTTCCATTCAATCTTTTACATTAACAGTTTTTGTATCTACAATATCGAAATATCAAGAGTACATTCTTATTAAGGCTTCTGCATCTTTTTTAAGACATTCAAAGGTTCATTTTTTCTTTACATTTTGTTTCCCATCTAATGATGGTACTCTCATAACTTTGTTTGTAAGATTTTTTACCTCACATACTAATTTTTCATTAATCATTATAGCTCTTTTAAAAAGGTTAAAATATTTTCCATTTATATCAAGGAATGTCTTTTCGTATTTCCATAATTTTATAGTAAGAGTATAAAAGGAATTGGGGCAGGCAGGGGAATCTCTTACATTCCCCAACCTTTACGCTAATTAGACAACCCATATTTGACTTATTCTATATTGTATATATACTAAAGCGTGATGTTGACTCACATAGCAGCTGTTACTCACAATCCTGCTAATTCACTTGCAATAGTGAATCCAAATTCAAATGTAGCAACCAATTGTACTCCTTTACCTGGTACTTTGTCTACTTCTATTTCTAGAGGTATACCAAATCCGTATTGTACTGCAGGTTTGTATATAAGTCCGAATGAACCATAGCTATTACCTGTAGAAGTATGTACTTTACCTGTAGCCAAAGCTAGAGCAGGTCGGTCTCTTTGAACATTAATATCAACTCCAAATGCTTTTGCTAATATTCCACTTTTGAATGAAGCATTAGGACCAAATTTATCAACAGTCAATACTGCATCTAGCAATAGTGATTTGTTATAAACATTTGCAGGCATAATTCGTAACAAGTTGTTTAGGTCAGCTTGGTATCCACTATCCAATAGAGCAAGAACTGATAAGAAATCTCATTCTGTCAAAGTTCCAACATCTACTACATCTGTTGCTGTAATTACTAATTCTCTGATACCTGATGCTTGCTGTTTGTAGTATAGAGTAGTAGCAGGTGTTCAACCATCATCATTCACATTGTTTGCTGCTGCGTCATCTGCATTACAGATAAGAGCATCTATTGTTCTAGCTGCACTTGCATTTATTCTTTCTCTTACAATAGCTTCTAGATTTTCAGGAGAATAAGCTAATTCTCTCCTTGACAATGCTACAGTTATAATAAACTGTCCTTGTGTAATAGTCAAATCATCTGTTGCAGGACCATTATCAGCAGGAGTAGGTCATACAGGAGAACCAGTTGTTCGTTGTGTATTTCCATAAAACATATCTGCTTCTCATATAATAGGCACTTTCATAGATATTGCCATATTATTACCGTGATTTCCAGGTAGTGATGGCAAAAGTTTTGAATATTCAGGGATAAGGTCTAATAGAGGGTCAGTGTATACATTAGTTGGGATTAATTGAGCACCAAAATCCTCTTTAGCTGTGTTCATTACCTCATTTGCTTTTGTTTCCATTTCTGCTGCTTTTGCTTCTGCTGCTGCTTCGATAGATTTCTTATATGCTTCTGTATCAAAGTTTTCATCAGCGATTTTTTTAGTCTTTAAGACTACGTCTAATAGTTTTGCGTTCATAATTAAATTTTTTTAAATAAATAAATTAAAGGATTTTCTTAATATTTTCTGCAATCAGTCCATATCAAGATTTACGTTTTGGTGCTGCTCTTTCAAAAGCAACTCCAGTTTTAAGAATTGTATTGTCTAATTTCTTATCTAGTGTTTCAAGATATTCAACCAAACTTTTCATTGCATCTATTGAGCTGTCTAATCTTTTAGTTAAGTCTGCAATAGTTTTGTCTTTCGCTCATATAAGACCTTTCACTTGTTCTAATACATCAGAGTGATTAGTTTTAACTAATTCC